ATACACCACAATGTCCTGTCATCGTCAGGGTGATTATGAAGGTGCGTATCTTTCATTCCCACGTTGGGGTGTAGGTATTGATCTTCCAGATAACAGCGTATGCATTGCAGATTCTAAGAGCCTGCACTGCGTTACACCTATTCGTGGTGCAGGACAGCGTTTCACAACCGTATGTTACACAGATTTGAGCGCCGCAACAATAGGTAACATGGGTAAGTCAGAACGCCTGATTGGTCGATTCGCAAAAAAAGAAATCGGTAATTTAGAAGAGTTTTTTTAAATTTACTTTAGAATCAAGCACTTAACGGCCGATTATTCCCTTGACAAAACTTGATATGCCGTGTATACTTAGGTATAAACTGAGAAAACAACGAAGAGAAATGATTATGAGTTATCCATTTGAAATTAAAGAGTTGTCGCCCGAATTAGAGAAATTTGGTCGGAAACCTATTTATGAGAAGGGCATGGTCCTTGTAAAGTATTGCATGGTCCGTGTGTCAGATATCAATGCTAAGTTCTATAATTTTGGTCGAGAGGAAGGTGAAACCGATTCGACTGAGGTTAAGAAATTGGTTACTATCTTTAAGAATGGGGAATATGAGGGTGAGTATCGTGAACCGCCCGTTGTCACCCCAGAGGGTCGTCTGGTAACTGGAAAACACCGTTTCCTTGCTGCCACCATTGCAAAAGAAGAGTGGATTATCGTTGCAGTTTGCGAATTCGCAAATACTAAAGTTTTGAAGATGTATGCTGCCGCCGAAAACCTTCGGGAAGAGGTTAAGAACACCCTCAAGGTAAAAGATGTTGTCTACAACACGGTTTGTGCAATTAACGATAATGAGGTCAACAAAACGAAAAATTCTATTCGTGAGTACCTTCGTGGTATTGGTTGGAAAGAAAGTTTAGAGTCCACTGTTGAGCTTGTTCTTGCAAAGGTTGATGAGAATTTTAAACAGAAGTCAGAACCAAGTCGGGAATTAATCGCAGAGATGATTCTTGATGAATTTGGAGTTGATGTTTCATCTTCTCCTAGTTGGTTGATTGCGACTCTTCGTGGTGGAGATAATGCAGAATCAACAACTCGTTATGCTCGTTTGCGTAAAAAGTTGGTTCCTTTCATGATCAAGGGTAAGGACGTAAATGTTGTGGTTGGTATTACTAAGACTGCTGCAAAAGATATTCCTTCCACTCGTAAGTTTGTAAAGGATAACTTTTATAACGACATTGTGGATGAAGCTCTTGCGATTGCTTCTGCGATGGGTTGGGTAGAAGGCCCAGATGCAAAAAATAATCTTGGGACGATAAACTTTATGTTTGTTTCTCAGATTGAGGGTGAAGAAGGAAACTTTGTTGAGGTTGTGTAATGTTTAAAATCACTAATAAGTCACATACTAAAGCTCGGGTAACTTACTCCGCTGTTAATGGGTGCATGAATGACGGTTTGTGGTCTGAACAAATTTGTAAGCGTGATGTATCTCGTCATTTTTATGAAGGGTGTGGTGCATATTCCTCTGGATGGATGAGTTACGAGGCATTAGAACTTCCATCAAAAAAACGCACCAAAGACCACTTTATCTCTCCTCAAACCTATTGGTATTTTCTTGCTGACAATTGGGATAACTACACTAAGAAGTGGGAAAACTTTTTGAAGGAGTGGAAGTTTTGTAGTCAAACCATTGCTGTAACATCAGAACAAAATGATGAATTGAAAGGGTTTACGGAAAATATTGATGGTGTAATAAAAGTAAAAGTTCCTATTCTTGAAAGGTACTCTTCACTAGGGATAGAACTATATAGTGAAAAACATGGCACCAATGATGGTATTTTCCCTTTCGCTAAGGATTTATCAGAGGAATTTATAGAGTATGAGGAGAGGTGTCTTCTGATATGATAATTTCTCTCATTGGAAGTCCAGCAGTCGGAAAGAGTTCTATTATTAGAGCTCTTTTCGGCGAGGATTTTGTTCCAAAATATAGTTCTCTACCAAACCTGATTGAACCGCAACCATTGTTCAAATGCACTGAGTACAACGATTACCTATTTCTTCGTAATCGTGTTCTCTTGCTTGGTCAATATGATGAGGGGACATTTTCGGGTACAGATTCGTGGAGTTACAGTGTTCTGGCAAAAGGATCGTTTGAAAGTTTTATTGAGGAACAAAGTAAAAATTACGACAAGATAATTTTTGAGGGTGATCGCCTCACTAGTAAGGTAGAATGGTTAACTGAGAACTATGATACCAAAGTCTTCATGTTGACCATAACACCAGAAGAAGAACAAAGACGACAGGATGCTCGAGGAAATCTACAAAACAAAACTTGGATTTCTGGACGACACTCGCAAATGAACAATATGTTAACGAACTTCTTCTTGCGAGAACATATAACTGTTATGCCTAACAATACACTAGAAGAACAAAAAGAAGTTATTACTGAATTGGTTGAAGTATTGTACGCGGAGAACTCGCCTTAGGCCATTGATATTCTAACACAGACTATGTATAAATAGTGCATCATGATAACACAATCAGATTTAAATCAGGTTGAGAAGTTTGCTGACCGTCTGTTTGCAAAGGTTGGTATCGATGTAGAATTCACTCGGCACTTTATGGATCGTGTGAATGATGCTCGTAATAAGAAAGATATTACACCTTCTGAACTGACTCGTCTATTCAAGCAGTCTTATTCCAAGTATGGTAAGAAGATAGCACAGCTTGGTCCTGATGCTGAAGCTGTTATCAATGACATGAGGACGAATATCAATATGCCATTTGTCCTTAATCTCAAGGGAAATGAGTTGGAGTTGGTGGCAAAAACTGTTATGCGTAAGAAAGATTTCAAGACCTCTGGTCCTAAGTTGTCTTTTGAACAGTTTAGTAATCGTTCACCTTTTGTTCTTTTAGAAGATAAGGGTGGTAAGAACCTTCACCTAGAACACATAGAGGATGAAATACTCAACTATGGTGTTGATGGTGGTAGAGCTGCAATTAACTTCCTACAATCATTGCGTGATATGTTAGCGGGTTCTGCACGTTCTAGTGTAAACATGACGGTTAAGTGGGATGGTGCGCCAGCAATCTTCGCGGGTGTTGAACCAGAGACAGGTGACTTTTTTGTTGCAAAGAAGTCTGTATTCAACGTCTCACCTAAATTATACAAGACCACAAAAGAAATTGATGATGATTTATCTGGAGCGTTAAATGAAAAGTTTAAAGTTGCACTTAAAGAGTTTTCTAAATTGGGTATCAAGGGGGTACTCCAAGGTGACCTCATGTTCACTAACGATGTGGAAACAGAGACTATCGATGGCGTTAAATATTATACTTTTCAGCCTAACACTATTGTTTATGCTGTACCTGTTGATTCTGTACTAGGTAAGACTATCAATCGTGCAAAGGTTGGTATTGTCTGGCACACCACATACACAGGGTCTACTCTACAAGGAATGAAAGCATCATTTGGTGCAGACATTAAGGGGTTGAAGAAACCTTCTAGTGTATGGATGGATGATGCAACCTATAAGGACACATCTGGTAGGGCAACATTCACTGCCAAAGAGACTGCTAAAATCACTGCCGTACTATCACAAACTGGTAAAACCTTTCAACGTATCAATGCAAATGGGTTGCGTAAGTTCTTAGTGGTACAGAACGGTATGAAAGGTGCGATTGCTGGTGCATCTCTCAAGACCTACAACAACTCAAAGGTTCGTGCCGGGGAGAAGATTAGTAACCCTGCCGCACATGCGAAGGGTTATGAGAAGTGGGTGTTTGACTCCATTCAGAAACAGATTGACAAGGCTAAGAGTGACGCTGGTAAAAAGAAATATACTGACATGCAGAAAGAGTATGTGCGTGAAGTTAAGAAACATACTCAAAATCTAACACAAATTATCACTTTCCAGAACCTATTGGTAGATGCAAAGTCACAAATCGTAAATAAACTAAATAGTGTAAAGGGTTTGACCGATACTTTTATTAAGACCTCGAATGGATTTAAGGTGACAAATCCCGAAGGATATGTTGCTATTGACAGAGT